CCGGATGGAGATCTCTCGCGTATTTCTTATAAAGCTGTTTTACATCTTCACATGTTTTGCAATTTTCAAAATATCTCATGGTTTTGTACCTCCGTTTATAATGTGGAGCAGGTCTTTATAAGATCCTGCTCTGTTAAGTTGTCAGCTACGATGTTACCGTTTTTGTCGTACAGTTCGTATGTATCAGGTAAGGTCCCGAAGAATCCGTCGAACTGGTTGCATACCATATATCCTTTTGCTTCTAAAGCCTTGATGATTTCGCTCATGTTGTGTACCTCGCTTTCATGTGCTCCGCTTCGGTGCGGTTCGTTTGTTGTTGAGCTAATCATAATACCAACGTACGCATGCAGTCAAGCGGTAAAATGTTACAAACGTACGATTGCAAAATTGTGCAGGTTGTACAATGGTACGTTGGTAGCAGCCGTGCTATAATCTAATAAAAGGAGGATAATCACATGGCAAAGACACCAGATAGCAAAATACAATGCAATATGAGATATGCAAAAAATAATCTTAAGCGGATCCCTTTAGATGTAAAAAAGGACTATTACACAGATGTGATAGAGAAAGAAGCGTACAAGAGGAATCTATCTGTTAGAGCTTTTATCCTGGAAGCTATACAAGAGAAGATAGAAAGAGAAAAGAATTTATAAAAAATACCCAAAAGTGTGACAAATGTCACAAAAACGGGGTTGAATCGGGAAAACAACCTGTTGTATAGTATATAATATAAATACGTGTCAAGAAGCCGATATCAGTAATTCACTGGTACCGGCTTTTATAATACCAGGAAGGAGGTAAATATCAATGGGTAGACCTAGAAAAATTAGCAGTCCTGAACAAATGGAGCAGTTATGGGAAGAGTATAAATCTTACTGTGACAATGTAGAGGTTAACCAAACATCATTCTCCGGTAAAGAGAGTAAGTTTGTCACTGAAAAGGTTAAAAAGTCTATCACTTACACCTTAGAAGGCTTTTGTGTATATATTGGCATGGCAAGAAGTAAATTCTATCAGACATACACAGAGGATGAGAATTATGGGGACATCGTAACGCGCATACGCGAAGAATCCGAGAATGATGCCCGGAGAAAGTTTGAAACCGGTTGTATACCTTCTCAGTTATCCGGGTTATGGATGTCCAGGTATGATGGATATAACCCTAAGCAGCAGATAGACGTTAATGCTACGATCTCCGAAGGGGATAAAAAACTACTGGATCAGGTATCTAAGAGACTGGGAGAGAGCAAGTAAATTGTACATGATCATGATACAATTAGCTGGTAGATGAGCATAAAAGAGGATCCCGGAATTGTGTGTAAATAGCAACAATTCAAGAATCCAGTATTTATGCGGTTTATCAGCTTTTTGGTATTGTTCAACTATGCGCAAAATTAATCATTCACGCATAGTTGCCGGTAATTGTCTTATTGTCCCAGTAAATAGCAACAATAGCAGATGCAGCTGTTACCGGATCCGGATCGGCCAGACTGTTATATCTGTGCTGTGTATGGTCCTGCTGATCTATATTTTCCATCTGCCAGGGATCAGCCCTTTGGGCTGCCACCGTATATCCTGGGGCGGACAGGTCCCCCGGTACCCCGCGATACCCGGGCACTGTGATCTAGGTACCATATGTCCAGCAGAAAATTATATTATATTTTCAGATTTGGAGCGTCAATGACTTTACAGGAAATACGACAAAATCAAATTGAATATTGCAGAGAGCATATCGAGTATTTCATCGACACATATGGTCATATCGAGGATAAAGATGCAGAGGAGATCATACAGCCGTTTCATATGTGGGACGCGCAGAGAGAGGCGTTAAGGAGCATTGCAACACATAAGCTGAATGTTATCCTAAAGGCACGACAGCTTGGTTTCTCATGGCTTGTATTGCATTACGCGGCACATCTGCTTGTTACGATGGAAGGTCGTACATGTATCGCACTGTCTCAGAAAGAGGATGATGCGAAGGAGCTTGTGCGAAGATTCGGCGTTATTTTGAAGAATATGCCGGAACTCATTGCAGAGGATAGTGATAAGCCAACCGGATGGAGCGGTGCCACATATACACAGACTGCATTAAGAATTGAGATCACTTTTCCAAGTGGTCTCGTTTCAGTTTTCAATGGAATGCCGAGTGCGCCTGGTGCGGGTCGTTCATTTACTGCCAACCTTATCATTTTGGATGAATGGGCGTTCCAGCAATATGCAGAGCAGATATGGACCGCAGGATATCCTACCATTAACCGTCCTACAGGTGGACAGGTTATCGGACTGTCTACCATTGACAGAGGATCCTTTTTCGAGGAAGTATTCACGAATCCGGATAATGGGTTCAATAAGATATTCATACCGTGGTATGCGGATCCCCGCCGTGACGATAACTGGTATTCAGAAACCAAAAAGGCAATGGGTGAACTTATGACACAGGAGTATCCTGCTACTGTAGAGGAAGCCCTTACTGTTCCTGGCGGATCATACTTTCCCGAGGTGAATGAGCGTAATACTGTATCCTATGAGGACCTGAAAGGGAACACCCTGAAATATGTTGCTATTGACTACGGTCTCGATATGTTCGCTGCACATTGGGTGAGAGTTGATTCTTTCGGCAATGCACAGGTGTACCGGGAATATGATAAATCCGGTCTGACTATTTCAGAAGCTGCAGGAACTCTTCTCAGCATGTGTGAGGAAGAGACCATAGAAGCATTCCTGGCACCGCCGGATTTGTGGAATCGATCACAGGAGACTGGTAAGAGCCGTGCACAGATCTGGTCTGAATGTGGTGTGGACCTCACCAAAACATCGAATGACTTTGCTGCCGGATGCTCCGGTATGAAAGAGTGGTTGAAACCGCAGGGAGAGGATAAGAAGTCGAAACTTACTATCCTTGATGGATGTGCACCGAATCTGTACCGGTGCTTAAAAAAGATACAGAAGGACAAAAAAAGACCGAATGTGTATGCCAAAGATCCGCATGACTTGACCCATGATCCTGATAGTCTGCGGTATTTTTGTGTTTGGTGGACAATCCCGGCGGACAGTCCGGAGGAAATCGACCGAAGACGTAATAACTGGCGGCCTGATCTGTTGGAGGACTATGAGACTGCAGACGATGAGATCAGGGCAATGATGGTTAAAAAGTATGGAGAGCCATATTATGAGGATGTTTAGGAAGATGAAAAACATGATTATGAATCCAAAACAGGCAAAAAAACTGAGTGAGTGGAAGAAAAAGTACACCGAAGCAAAGGATAAATACAGTGATGAACTGAATAATATCCGTGAATATCAGGCATTGTACGACGGTGATAGAAGAGTAAACGTAAATCCAAACAAGGGTAACGGAAAATCAAGCAAGCAGTCAATCAATGTACGTAATATTGTTTATGAATTGATTGAAACGCAGGTTGATTCTTCAATTCCCATGCCGAAAGTCACTCCTATACATGAAGAAGACGAAGAACTTGCCAAGATTATTGAGCTTGCTCTTCAGAATGAAATTCAGCTGATGAATTTTAGCCTCATTAACGATGAGGAAGAGCGTACCGTCCCCATACAGGGCGGTGATTTCATGCACGTTGAATGGGATAACACAAAAGGCTTTCATTGCACTGTCGGCGGTGTGAGCGTGTCAGAACGGCATCCAAGAAACGTGATCCCTCAGCCTGGTATAACAAGCATTGAGGAAATGGATTACATCTTTGTACTGGTACCGCAGACCAAAGAATTTGTAAAGAAAAAATATAATGTGGATGTTTCCGCGGCATCTGATACAGAAATCGATCTGAAGCAGGATACGAAGCGTGATGATAACAGCGATATCGTTACTGTTATTAAATGCTACTACCGTAATAAAAACGGATGTATCGGACTGTTTACGTGGTGTGAAGAGTATGTTTTGGAGGACTACGAGGATTATCAGGCAAGACGGTTGGAGAGATGCACTAAATGCGGCAGGGTAAAGACCGGAGACGTATGCGAATGTGGATCCAAGAGCTTTGAGGAACGAACGGAAGAGTACGAGGAATTGTTAGAAGACATTACCACGAAGAATGGCACAATCATTCCCGCAATATCAGGATATGAGGATGTGGACATGCGGGATGAAGACGGAAATCCGGTATATGACGAGTTCGGACAGCTGATGCAGGAGAGAAGGGAAGTCAGAACCAAGATTCCGTATTATAAGCCGGATCAGATCCCTATTGTGCTCAGGAAAAATGTTTCCCGCGCAGGAAAGCTTCTCGGATTTTCGGATGCGGCAGTTATCTCTGATCAACAGGATGCTATAAAAAAATTGGGATCAAAATTGCAGGAGAAAATCCTTAAAGGTGGTTCTATTGTAATTCTTCCCAAAAACTCCAAAATTCAGACTACTGATGAGGAACTTAAGGTTGTACGCGTGAACAATGCGCAGGAAGCATCCCTTATCAGTGTGAAGAATATGCAGGCAGATATTTCCCTTGACAGAATCATGATTGCAGAAAATTATGACTGGGCTAAGTCCACGCTGGGAATCACGGATTCTTATCAGGGCAAATATGATGCATCTGCTGACAGTGGTACCGCAAAGCAATATGCAATCAATCAGGCAGCCGGTAGACTGGAATCTAAGCGTGTTATGAAGAAAACAGCGTATGCCAAGGTATATGAGCTTATGTTCAAACACATGCTTGCTTATGCGGATCAGCCGATTCCACTGAATAAGAAAAACAGCGATGGGACATATTCTTATGCCCATTTCAACCGGTATGATTTTTTAAAGCAGGATGCTGCCGGGGAATACTACTGGGATGATGAATTTATCATTACCACAGATCCTACATCAACGATTATGATGAATCGTGAAGCAATGTGGCAGCAGATTGACATGAAATTGCAATCCGGAGCATTTGGTCCCCTGGGAGAGGATAAAACTCTACTGGCATATTGGACGTTCATGGCAGAGAATGATTATCCGAATGCTTCCAAAATGAAAGAGATCATGGCACAGCGTGTACAGGAAGAAAATGCACAGATGGAAGCACAGAATGCAGCGTTAAGTGAACAGTCAGGAGGTGCTGGAAATGCAATGCCCATATTGTAAGATAGAAGCGGCAATAGCCTCATCAAAATATGTTTTGTCAACTGATTCTCCAAAATTATTTAATGAGCAGAAACTCTTTATTGAGCATGAGATGAAGTGTCGCAATCCGCAATGCAGTTATTACAATAAAATATTTGCAACCGTTAGGAATGAACTACCGGTATCCAAGGATTCTAAGGAAACTTAGGGTCCTTTTTTGATACAAAAATTTCGCATGTGAAAAGCGCAAAAATCACGGGAGGTAATCATGGATGAAATTTTAGAAGGCGCAAACGTACAGGAACTCGCCGACCCTGTTGTAACTGATAACCAGGTTGAGGAACCTGTTGTACCTGATGGAGATGCCGGAACTGCAGAACCGGAAACTACAGAACAAGTGCAGTCAGATGAAATCAACTCACAATTTGCTGCCGCCAGAAGAAAGGCAGAGGAAGCCTATAACCGTAAGATGTCCGGAATCAACAGTGAAGTAAAACGCTTATTCGGAAGCGTTGTGAACCCTGTTACCGGGAAAAACATCGAGACGATGGAAGACTACCTTCAGGCATGCGAACACCAGCAGAGAGAGACACTGAACCAGCAGCTCACAGAAAAAGGTATTGATCCTAATCTGATTGAGCAGATGGTAAACAATTCTCCTGCAATCAGACAGGCGCAGCAGATTCTCGAGAACAATCAGAGAGCAGAAGTGCAGAAACAGCTTGATGAAGACATTAAGGCGGTAACTGCTATGGCTCCTGAGATTAAGTCTCTGGAAGACTTGGAAAAGCATGCATCCTACGCTTCCGTACTGGAATATGTGAACAAAGGATTGAGACTGCCGGATGCTTTTAAACTGGCAAATTTTGACAGTATTTCTACTCGGCAGACAGCAGCTGCAAAGCAAGCAGCAATTAACCAGGCAAGGTCTAAAGGCCATCTGGAAACAACCACAAGTGTTTCTGATGGTTCCAACCTCGCTGATATTCCGGATAAAGAAATCTCCACATGGAGAGAGTATTTTCCCGGCTTAAGTGATGAAGAACTTAAGAAAAAATACAACCAAACTTTATAAGGAGGAATCAAAAATGTTTAGTTTTGTAAAAAGCGCAACAAACCCTAATTTCCCTATCATCAAACAGCTTCCAACTACCGTATCCACTACCTACAAGATCGGCGATGCACTGGTGTTGACTGATGGTGGATTGACACAGGCAACCGGAACCACCAAGCCTCAGTTTATTTGTGCTGAGAATTACGTAGCCCCCGCAAGCGGAATGAAAGATATTTCCGTTTATGAGATCGTAGACGGTCAGGAGTGGGAGACCACCTGTGCCGCAGATGCTTCTGCTGTTAAGGCAGGCTCTAAAGTAACTATTCACACGGATGCTGCGCAGGTAACAGCAACTACCACCGGCGGCGTATTCATGCTGCTTTCTGCAGGCGGTGCTGTTGGCGCAAAGGTAGTAGGAAAATTCTAAGGAGGATAAAAAATTATGGCAATTGTATTTAGCAAAAATAGCGGACTTAATGATGATCTGTGGAAGGTGGAAGCACAGGTGTTACAGGCTGTCATGAACGACACCGATACAGAGAAGAACGATTACGATAAATTCGTAACCGACGTTTATAACGAGAAGACATCCAAGAAGTATGCTGAAAAACTGGGTTCTGTAACTTCCCTCGGAAACTTCGACATTGTTGATGAGGGTGACAAGGCTCCTATGGATGATATTCAGGCTGGCCAGTCCAAGCTGATAGTACATAACACTTTCTCCAAGTCCTTCGCATGCACAAGAGAAATGAAGGATGATGGAGACGTGGATGTAATGAAGACAATGGCAGCAAACATGGTTCGCTCCTATAAGCGTACTCGTGCACAGTTTGCATCCGATGCATTAACTACGGAAGCTGCTACTTTTTCTTTCAGCAGAAAGAAAATTGATAAGACTACCGGTGACGGAAAGGCATTGTTTGCAACTGATCATGCGGGTGTTAAGGCTGGTGTGGCTGCGCAGAGTAACGTATTTACCAATGCATTCGGTACTGATACTACAATGCTGAACCGGTTGGCAAATATCGGTAGAAACTTCCGTAATCAGAGCGGTAATATCCAGGGTTATACCTTCGATACCATCATCATTCCTTCCAACGTTCCTGCACTGGAAGATCTGATCAAGCGTATTATCCGTTCTGAACTGATTGTTGGTTCTTCCAACAATGACGTCAACACCCAGAAGGGATTATGGAAGCTGGTAGTAGATCCCATGTGGCAGGTAACTTCCGGTGCTCCTTATGTTCTGATGTCTTCTCAGGCAAATAAGGAGCTCAGAGGATCTATGTTCTATGACCGTGTTCCCCTTGACATTGCAAATCAGGTGGACATCCATACCCGTAACCTTGAGTGGAACGGCTATGGTCGTATGTCTGCCGGCTTCAATGACTGGAGACATGTGATCCTTGGCGGTGCATCCGCAGGAACCACACTGAGCGCAACCTAACGGAGGTAGAACATGGTAAAGCCTAATTTTACAATAGGCACCGTGTTTGAGGATGGCTGTCTGTACTATGAAGTGCAGGCCGTACTTCCTTCCGGTGACTATATTTCAAAGAGAGTTGATAAGGTTCCGGAACCTGAAAAAGAGATCCCTATTCCTATTCCGGAGAAAACAGAAGACAAGCCTGTGAAGAAAACAGAAGATAATCCTGTGAAGAGAACAAGAACAACCACACGTACAAGAAATACCGGAGGTAGAAAGAAATAATGAGTATGACCTGGAAAGATGTCAAATTAGCCACATTACAGAAAATGTTTGCTGCGGATGGTAGTAACATACCAACAGATGAATCAACAACGGATTACCTTGCCGGAATGCCGATGGTGGCTAATGAGGCACTGGAAAGGTTATCTACTTCCGGTAAATCTATTGTAAAGAGTGTTGTTATTGCACATAATCCTTTGAAGAATCTGATTTCTGACGAGGAAGCAAGTAAGATCCATAGCCTTGGCACATATGAATTTTCAGAGGAGGGAGCACATGCATATTTCTTTGAATTTACTGGGAAAGGAACTTTAATGGTAACGGTTGGAGGAACAGAATGTGATACTATCCAACTTGAAAGTAAGAACACATATACGGAATATAGAGGACTCCTCGAGAATCCTTTGGATGAAGATGTGGCTCTTATTTTTATCAGCAAATATCCTAGTGCGGTAAAGAATGTTGCATTGTATTATGAGGAATTTGATAAAGAATCAGAAGTCCCTGAATACGCTGAGATGGTGAGATATAATCTCAAAGAGATATGTCCTGACTTCTATCAGCTCGGAGACAATCAGATCTATTACGAGGGAAGCTTAGGTTGCGGGTATATTCAGACCAGTAAGTATTACCGGGAGAGTGATAACATCCTTGTTCTCGGCAGGGATGATCCTGGGAGCTATACGGTATATTATCGTGCATATCCACCTACTATCACAGCAGAGACAGCGGATGATTATGTTCTCCCGGTAGATGATGAAGTAGTGGTACTTCTGCCTCTTTATATGGCCAGTCAGCTGTATAAGGATGATGATAACGGTATTGCTACAACATATCGTAATGAGTTTGAAGTAGCACTTGAGAGCCTTATTGACAGCAGTATGCAACAAGGCTATGAAGAATTTGCGAGTGAAAGCGGGTGGATTTAATGGCTACAAAATTTTCCATTCCATCAAGCCCAAGCAGGAGTGTTCTTACGATCAGTACATTTTTAGGAGCAGATTTCACAAACAGCCCGGCTGCAGTGAGTGAGAATCAAAGTCCGAACTGTAAGAACATGATCCGGGATGTTCCTGGGAAAGTACGTAAATGCATGGGGTACAAAAAAATAGCGGAATATGATGATCAAATCAATGGGTATCATTATATCCGCGGCGAACAATATGGATTGGTCCATGCAGGAACGAAAATGTATTATAACGGCGTTGTAAAGTATTCTGATGCAAATAATGCGCGGAGTAGAAGCTGGCAATTTGACAACAAACTTTATATCGTTGATGGGAAAAAGCTTCTCGTATGGGATGGGGCGGAAGTAAAACCGGCATCGGAATATGCAAAGATACCCACAGTTACGATTGCTAAGGCACCTAATGGCGGAGGTACAAGCTATGAAGATTTAAACCTTATACAGCCTGGTTTTACAGAATTATTTGCGGGGACAGAAAGTGATACTGCGTATCATATGACTTTTGGTGGACTTGATGATACCACAGTGAAAGCCTATATTCTGGACAGCTCCGGCTCTTGGGCTGAGAAAACAGAAAATACGGATTTTACGGTAGACAGAGAAAACGGCATTATCAATTTTACGGCTGCGCCTGGCAAAAGTCCTGTAACCGGTGAAGACAATGTGAAGATAACAGCATACCGAACTGTAAGCGGATATGCTGACAGAATAAATAAGTGCTGCATAGGAACACAGTATGGACTGAAAGGGGCAATGGACAGACTGTTCTTAAGCGGAAATCCTGATTATATCAATCAGGACTGGTTCAGCGATCAAAATGATCCTACGTATTTTGCGGATACGTATTATAGCAGTCTTGGGACAAGTAAGTCTGCCATTATGGGATACAGCGTAATCAATAATTACCTGGCAACTCATAAGGATGAAATGGAGACGGATCAGTTCATTGTCCTGAGAGAAGGCGTACTGGCAGATAATAAGCCGGTATTCCGTTCGGTAAACACTCTACAAGGCGCAGGAGCCATTGCAAAGGATACATTTGCATATTTATCCAGTGAACCTCTTTTTCTCACGAGATCAGGCGTATACGCTATTACAGCACAGGATATTACGGGAGAAAAATACGGTCAGAACAGAAGCTTTTATCTTAATGGGAAATTGTTGAAAGAATCTGATCTTGAAAAATCATTTGCTTTTGTCTACAAGGATATGTATTGGCTGTGTGTAAACGGGGTTGCCTACATTCTCGATGGACTGCAGCCTATGCAGACAGATAAGTCTATGCCTTATTCTACACGGCAATACGCAGGATTTTATAGAACCAATCTTCCGGCAAATTGTATGTGGGAAAAAGACGGAAACTTATATTTCGGATCAACTGATGGAAGGGTGTGTGAGTTTTATAGCGATTCCGATGCACTTGTATCATACAACGATGACGGGGAGAAGATAGAAGCAATCTGGGAAACACCGGATCTGGACGGAAAATTGTTTTATAAAAATAAGACATTCCGTTATTTGGCTGTGCGGTTGAAGTCTGCCGTAGCTACCACTTTGGAAATGTATGTGCAAAAAAGGGGATTGTGGTCGTTTATAAAAAAGGACAATTATACTGCAAGATATTTATCTTTTGGCAGTGTCGTGTTTTCAAAATTCACTTTCAGTTCTGATCAGACACAAAAAATTATTCCAACTAAACTTCGTGTGAAGAAGGTAGATAAGGCAAGATTCAGATTCGTAAATTCTGAATTGAATGAACCTTTTGGCCTTTTTGATATTGCGTTGGAGTACGTGGAAAACGGTAATCATAAGTAGGAGGTAAGCTATGGCTTTTGAAAAAATCACGGATACATCTTTGGCAAATAAAGGAGTGACTGGGCTTCCGGATGTCCCCGGTCTCTCGACTGCAGAAATGCAGGCAAAATTTGATGAGTTATCAAGGGATGTCATTATACCTAAATTAAATGAGATCGTTGATGGACTTAACGGAGATGAGGTAGGATTATCCTCCAAAATTGAGAATCCTGAAACGAAAGAAAAAGACGTAATACAGAATGTTGTGAATGCAATTTATCAGATTGTAAAAGAAAACAGTGATAAAAGGCATGGTCATGAAAACAAAGAGACGTTAGATAAAGTTACAGCTGAACTTTATGATTCCATAACTACATTAGTCAGCATGTTTAATGGAATATCATCTATTGATAAAACTGTGACTGCTGACGACACTAAAATACCAACATCAGGAGCAATAGTCAATTATGCAATAGAATTAGGCGCAGGCGACATGCAAAAGGCTGTTTACGACAAAAATAATACAGGCATAGTGGATAATGCGGAAAAATTAGGTGGTGTCGCTCCAGAGGAATATCTTCAGAAAGCATCTTTGCCAGACACTACAGTTGCGTTTGAGGTGGCAGAAACAAGATCAAATATTTCCACTGGTGAAAAAGTTTCTACTGTATTTGGAAAAATAAAGAAATTTTTTGCTGATCTCACTGCCCCGGCATTTGCACAGATGATCACCACAAAGGAGGATCTGCTGGCTACCAAGGTGACCGGCTACGTGCCGGATGCCAAGGCGGTAGCAGATGGATTTGCTGATNGAGATTGCGAGAAACTGGATGGACTAATCTGACACCAGAAGAACAGAAAGAATATCTGGCAGGTTTGAAAGGGTGCTTGAACACATCTGATCTGTTACGAATTGAAAACGATATACAGATACTATTAGATGTGCTGGAACTGGATGGAACCAGTTATGTTAATAATGTACCTGCGCTACCGACAGCAAGCTATTTTGGCAATCTATCATCAAACGTAACAGCAATAAGAGAAGCATATTGTGTACATGCAGATACACCGCAGGTACCGGCACTGCCGTATAACACATGGCAGGCATACAATGCAATCGAACAGATCTTAAATGATGTGTATGAGGTTGTAAGCGCACAATTTAGTTACTATGCCGGCAATGAGATATATGCCGGAGACACAATCGGATTACTTTTATAGGAGGACAGATTATGGCAGAGATTACAAATTGGGTTAAAAAGATATGGAAAAACAGGACCACGGAATTCCCGACCAGGAGAACGCTGATGAAAGAG